GTTGATGGTAAGAAGCGTTTAGATAGTGCTGCAGAACGCGTTACTGATCTTACAGAACAGCGTAATGCTTTAGCTTCTGAGCTAGTTGAACTTAAGAAATCTGTTTTCTTATCTGAAAAGACTAAGAGCTTCGACGAAAAGAAGACAAACTTCATTAATAAAACATTTTCTGGAAAAGATTTAGAGTTTGTTCAAGAGAACTTTGATTATGCTGTTAAGATGTTTGATAAAAAGCATACCGAAGCATTAGACGTTCTTAAAGAGTCAGCTCTCTCTAATTCTAAAGTCAAAGATAACGTTGATCAAAAACTTACCGAGGAAAAGGTTGCTCCTAATCCTTACTTAAGTGAATTATCTAAGATTTTATAATTTTAACTTGTTGAGGTACTCGTTACCTGATCTCCAATGTAAAGGACCCTTTTAAAACCCAATATAAAAAACATATGAACGAAACAAATACAAGACCAAATACAAATTATATTGACGGTAGTAGGGCCGCACAGTTGTTGGAGAAGTGGAGTCCAGTTTTGGACTATACCTCTAACAAGGTCGGCGCTATTAAAGATAGTCATACCCGTCTTAACACAGCCATGCTCTTGGAAAACCAAGAACAATGGTGTTTGAAGGAATCGAACACTGCAGCTGCAGGTGGAGCTTTAGGCTCTCCTGCGACCTCAATGGGTCAAGGTGGCGGTGTTTATGGTTCAGGTGATACATACGCTACTGGTGACTCAAGACTTCCTAAGATCTTGATTCCAATGATCCGTCGTACATTCCCTGAGTTGATTACCAATGAAATCGTTGGTGTTCAGCCAATGTCTGGACCTGTCGGATTGGCATTCGCCTTACGTTATAAGTATTCTGACAAGAATCTTCAAGGTAATTCTCCAGGCGCTCCAAGAACTGCAGCTGCATCTCTCACAGGATCTAAAGGTACTGGTGATTATGATTATACGAATAGCGCTGCTATTACTGGCGAACTTGGTCATGCCCAGCTTGACACAAGATTCACAGGTAATAGTGCTACTTTAACCGGTAATTTGACAGGTATTGAAAATAATGCCGTTTCTTTTGATGCTCGTGATACAGGTTTTGCAGCTGCTCTAGCAACTTTTGAGTTAGATAGTGCTTCTAGCATGCCAACCGTTGAGCTTAGCTTCGAAAAGACAGCTGTTGAAGCTGGTACTCGTAGATTAGGCGCTCGCTGGTCTGTTGAACTTGAGCAGGATCTTAAGAACATGAACGGTATTGACGTTGACTCTGAGTTAACCAATGCTATGTCTTATGAAATTCAGGCTGAAATTGATCGTGAAATGATTATTCGCATGATCCAAGCTTCCATCCAAGGTGGTGCTGGAGTTGGTTACACCAAGTTCGATGTTGCTTCTGCTGATGGTCGCTGGGTTGCAGAGCGTAATCGCGCTTTCTATCAGAAGTTGATCATCGAAGCTAACAGAATGGCTGTACGTAACCGTCGTGGTGCTGCTAACTTTATTGTTGCTACCCCACGTGTATGTGCTATCCTTGAAATGTTACCTGAATTCAGCTGGATGACAGTTGAAGGTAATGTTAACACATCTCCTGTTGGTGTTGCTAAGGTTGGTAATGTTGGTGGTCGTTTCAACGTCTATCGCGATACTCGTACCGAAGCTAACTACAATATGGGTTCAACTGAAAAGGTTGAATATGCATTACTTGGTTATAAGGGCCCAGAATATTATGATTCTGGTATTATTTACTGTCCTTACATCCCTGTTATGATTCAGCGTTCTATTGATCCTAACGGATTCTATCCTAAGGTTGGTCTCTTAACACGTTATGGTGTTGTTGATCACCTCTTTGGAGCTCCTAATTACTATCACACTGTGTTCGTAACTGGATTAGAGTCTGAAATTGGTGGTAACGCTACATACGCCGCTTATCAGTAATTCAGATAATATAAATTAAAAAACAAAAAGGCTCGCGAAAGCGAGCCTTTCCTTTTATATGTACACTAATATTACTGTCTACCAGTCTTTCTCCAAGGCATTCGAGCATCCCACATATTATCTTCAATTAAATGCTCATGAGAGCAACGTTGAGGGTTAATATCCCAACCACCGCGTCTCACATATAAACAAGTAACTGACAGTTGAGCGGGTTTATAGAGATCCCAAATGCGCTTATAAATAGTCTCACAAATTTCTTCATGAAAGTGACATTCATCTCTGAAAGATACAATATACTTAAGTAAGCTATCATAAGTAGGAATAAAATTACCTTTCATCTTTATATACACATCTCCCCAGTCAGGTTGAGAAGTTACTCTGCAGTTACTCTTAAGCA